ACATCGTGGCTACCATGCCACTGGCGCTGCATGGATTAACCCAACCTCAGGCAATCGGGTAATCAGCAAAGCACCAATCGCAGCAACCAAATTCATCAAGACAGATGCAGGCAAGCGACTCTGTTTAAACGCAACCACCGCTATCTTGCACACTCGTTGGGCAACTCAAGGTTCGCCAAAGGTAAACGATAACAATCACCCAATTCCTCGTGGCAAAATCGTACTCACTCACAACGGACACATCAGCAACGATGACCAACTGTTTAAACAACTCAAGGTCAAGCGCCATGGTCAGGTAGATAGCGAGGCAGTCGCAGCACTAATCGCATTTACTTCTGCACCTATCACCGAGTTACTCTCACAGGTACAAGGCACCGCTGCACTGGCTTGGATTGAACAAGGCAAGGGCAACACATTGCACCTTGCTCGTGTCAACTCATCGCCGTTGTGGATTGGTCAGACTGGCACAGGTTCGCTGGTTTATGGCTCAACTGAGGAGACTATCGAGAACGCAGCCATCATGCTCGACTCTAACCTTGACTGGTCATACTCAGCCAATGAGGGTGAATACTTCAAGGTTAAGAACGGCAAGATTGTGGAGCATCAGAACTTCACACCGTTTAGACAGGTCTATCACAACGATTGGCGTGGCTTCGGTCGTCTATCCGATGCTGAACTGCACAAGTATTGGGCTGACCAAGATGAACTAGCCTTCTAAGTTTCGGAGATAGCCCCAGCATCCTCCGATAAAGATAGCCCCCGCTTCGGCGGGGGTTTTCTTTTTGCCTGGAAACCAGGTAAAAACTTAATTGTTTAAACAATGGTGGCGGTGGTGGAGGAGGTGGCTAATCTGGTAGCACAGCATGTTTAAACAGTTAGCACTCACAGCACCAGACTGCTAACGACATGCGTTTAAACAGTTAAGTTGACAGGTCTGGTAAGATGGTTTTATCCACCACAAGGTGGATAAAACTAACAAGATGCAGGCTATTGTTTAAACAAAAAAATAGTTAATCTTTTTTCTTTTAAATCCTTGACTTATACATAACGAACTGGAATCCTGAGACATGTAGCAACTGGGCTACACAAAACAAAGGACTGGTATGTATCTAGGAACAGGCGACATCATCGCCACAATCATTGCACTATTGGGTGCGCTTACAGTGATGGGATTAGCCATCAAAGAAAACATCAGACTCAATAGTGAGAACGCATGGTTACGCAATCGCAACTCACAACTCAAGAAACTGGTGAGCCATGAGTAAGTCAACTGATTACAACGGCTGGAAAAACTACGACACATGGAACATTGCGTTGTGGATAAACAACGACCGCGCTCTTTATTTATCAGCATCTCTATTCATCAAGGGATACCAAGGTGCCAAGCCTTATCGTGATTGGATTAAGATTGCTGGACTTGAAGGTAAATCAACCCTTGACGGGTGTAAGTATGACTCAAGCAGCCTTGCTTATGGCGAACTAAACGAGATGATGAAAGGACTGGTGAACTGATGGATAGAATCGTGTGGCGTTGTGACATATCAGACGACATGATAAAGCATTTAAACGATGAGCAACGCAAAACATTTCTCAACACATTAAGTGATGCAGTCAATAAACTCGGTGCTGAGTACAAAGTAGGCAGAGAATACGAGAACGGCGAACTAAAGGAGAACAATCATGGCTAAAGGTGTAGTGCTATACACAGATGGAACATACGAGGAGAAGGAGTTTAAACAACTCTCCGACATGCAAGCAGCAGTGGATGGATACATTGAACCCATTAGCATGCATGATTACTATGGTGCTGGCGTATGCCAAGGCTATGTAAATGAGGAAGGACATCTCAAAGGGTTGTCAATCAACACAGTGGCAGCAGCCTTATCTTTCATGTTCGGTAACACACCTAGCATTGTGGGAAATATGATTGTGCTTGGTCTAGCCGACAGTCATGGCAATGACACTGACATCCCTCAAGACATCTTGACTTTCATTAGCAGGGTCAGCGGTAACCGTGCAAAACTGGAGGCTGAATATGTTTAAACACATACACCCGCATGCCCGCATTTGGATTGCTACGGTAGTAATACTTGGAATCTTTCTTGTATTTAATCCACGAGTGCAGATAATTTCTCACGCACCAAACGGTCAAGTGATTGCCTATTATCAGAACGATTACCAACGCTTCGCCATTGACGAACTTACCAAGCGTGACAATCTTGAACAGTACCCATGTCTTTATGAACTATGGATGCGTGAATCAAACTGGCGACCCAAAGCAAACAACAAAGAGTCTACTGCCATGGGCATACCACAATTACTTGATAGCACATGGAACAACATAGGGCATAAGCCAACCAAAGATGGATACAAACAAGTTTTGGCTGGGCTTGATTACCTCGACCACCGCTATGGCAAGAAGGGTGTGTGCCGAGCATACGCTCATCACCTTGCCAAGGGGTGGTACTAATGGAGATTAAACACCATCGAATCATGGAAAAGCGAGAGGTTCAGAACCGAGGCAAAGAATTACAAGTGTTTAAACTGCGGTGGAATCCTGAACTAACTGCTGGCGCTGGATGTAAAGGGTTAGATGTTGAATTGTTTTACCCCGACAAGGATATATTTACTGCTGAGGAGGAGAAACTATTTGCTCGCATGTGTGCTGAGTGTCCAGTCATGGAGATGTGTCTTGAGTGGGGTCTAGTACACGAACGCAGTGGTGTGTGGGGTGGCACTACTCCTTACCGTAGGCAAGTGGCAAGGAAAGCATTGAACTTACAGGTGTCTGACCCACGAGGGTTCGGCATGTGATACAGTTAAACTGCTCATCTGCCCCATGAAGGGGAAGCGTGGAGTAGGTGAGCATACAAAAGCCCCGCAGGGTTCCAGTCCTTTGCGGGGCTTCTGTATTTTACAAACTTAATTCTTTAGCAAGCATGAACACTTCATCAGATAAATCATTTATTGTTCCATCATTATAGATAACATGTTTAAACATGAACATGTCCATTGCATGCTCGCTCTTGTGTCCATTAACTGGTGCATGATTGTGTCTGTTGATACGCCACACATCACCGCCCCTTGCTTGAATAGCACTGGCTTCATTAGGAAAGCGCACATCAGAGAACACTACTCGTTCGTATTCTTCTGCTCGTTTAAACGCTTGGTCAATCCAAAATGTTTCACCAAAAAGATTACGACCTACTTCGGTACCAAACACTTGAAGTAAACGGCGCACCTCAGGATTAGCCTTGGCTACATCCCAACCATACTCATCTACTAAATCAACAACTCGATTGCCACCCTCAACATAAGGGTTGAGTGTATAAATTGCATCACGCATAGGTAATGCAAAAGATATACGCTTGAACCCATAGTTTAAACACAACAGTTCAGCAACAGTGTCTTTGCCTGATTGTGCATATCCACTTAATCCAATAATCATTTCATTTCCTTACCGCAATCAACACAGACTGCATCTCCATTAGCACCGTCAACAAACCAAACATGTTCAAATATCCAACACTTTAATTTTTTAAACAAGTGTTTCATTTATCTATGTATCCAATCTGCTTGCGTTTAAACCAAATTATTTTATCTCCAGCCAGGTAAGTATAATACCCTATGTCGTTTAAACAGATGCCAATGTAATACAACGGCAGTCCTATCCAGTTCCATGGTTTCATGCGTTGGTACTTAGGTCTAATCATTATCGGGTTTCCTGTATCTACGATTGTTCCATTGAGGTTGTTCCCCACCTAGTCTGTCTTGTAACTTAGTAAGTGCACGAGAGACACGCTTACGCAATGCTTCCTCGCTGGCACTGTACTCAAGGGCAAGCACATCAAAGTCAGTACCGCCACCGTCAAACCTACGCCGCAAGAGGTCCCTATCTTGCTCGTTTAAACGGGCAAGTGAGCCGCTTACATCTGACAACATTGCTTCTCTGTTCATACCTTCATTAGGTTTACTTGTCTTGCTAATAAACTCTGCATCTGCTGGCGAACCTGATGATACCCACTGCTCGTAGTTCCATACATCACGCAGTAACTCTTGAAGTATCTCGTGTGTATAGTAGAACGCATCGCTTGGTATGGACTTTGTTTTATATGCACGCTCTTTGGCTGCAAACTTCTGACTCTCGTTGTTAAATGTTCGGCGCAGTTTAAACACTAGAGAATCCTGCCCTTCCCACTCCTCAATCTTATGCCAGTGCTCTACTGCCCATAAGTTT